CGCTAGGAGATCCCAGAAGGTGATAACGCTAGGTGGGGTTTGACGTACACCTTGAGGATGTTTGTCGGCCGGCACGTGGCGTAAGTTGGTGGTTCCTTGGACTTCACGAAGAGATCCGTCCTTTTTCACAAAAAAGAATTTTACAATTCCAGTCTGTAGTTGTGCCCTTAAGGTTTGGGCTTCGATTGGTTGAAATGATATTGACATATTGATTAAGATTTAGAAAGCAAATATAAAACAAATTTCTCAAACCAAAAAATTTATTTTCACTTTTTTTAAAAAAAGTTATTAACATTCAGTTGTTAACAACTCGCTAGGTCTGGTGCAGGTCGGAGTATACCTCCCGCTTCCTTGTTCCGAACCGTCCCGTCTTTGTTTGATTGACAGTGTAAATATACAACAAATTTCTCAAATAAAAAAATTTATTTTCACTTTTTTCAAAAAAAAAAGCTGCCCATTTCTGAGCAGCTTTCGCCTGTCGCCAATCTCGATTTCTCGAAATATCTTTAGTCTTCTTGAACGGTAAATGTTATTGGACCGACTGTGACCGTCTTGCCGATGAGGTCGTCTATAAAATACCTCTCGTCAGCAGGGCCGCGAAAGATTTGGTCGTCTGTCCATTCGTCCGGATTACTTAAGAGTCTGAATGTTTCTTGAGTTGAATACTTTTCTTGACCTCCCCAATTGTCTACGGTCTCGATACAATCTATAATGTTTATTGGTGTTTGCATGGTCTAATTCGATTAATGGTTAATAATAGTAATCTCTACTTCCCCGACCTGGACGGTCTCTCCAATCAGGTCTTTGCTGGTTGCAACCTTTGCGAAACCTCTCGCATCATGGTAATCCAGGTCTATTTCTTCCTGCGGGTCTGAAAGAAGTCTTATCATCTCTTGCGGGTCTTTAATACAAGTTTCCTTGCCGTCTGCGTATAGGTATAGTCTTACAATCTGTTTCATATAAACGGGATTTAGATTATATTTAACAAAGGAATAACCGCCTATTGGCGGTTATCTAGGATACGTCTTTGGTCTGGGGTTAGGGACTCAATACCGTTCTTGTTGATGAGGTCTAATATATCATCAATGGTCAATTCACGGAGGTCTGTCGCTCGACCAGGTTCCTCACGGACGATATGCGCAATTACTGTCATCAACTCTTCAGGAAGATTGATTGAGGCTTCATCAGCTCTCATCAGCATGAAGTAGGCACCGGTTTCTTTGATGTCTTCAGCAATCTCCTCTTTCGTGGACTCGGTGTTAAAGACTGACATGATTGCGCCTGGGATTGGGCCGGCGAACGCGTTGCCAACGATGTGTGGTTTTAAAGCCATTGATACTGCTGGACTTGGCTGATTTCCGAAACGGACTAGGATTAATTTCTGCATGATTTAAAATTTTATGTGGTTATTGATAGAGCAAATATACAACAAATTTCTCAAACCAAAAAATTTATTTTCACTTTTTTCGAAAAAAGTTTTAGGGAGACCTTATGCGTGGTCTTTGGATTTAGGTAGCTGATCCGCTAACTTCTTCAGGTCTGCACATTTCTCGAATTCTTCGTTCTGTTCGAAATGCTTGATCATGGTCCATATTGCTTGAGACTTCTCCTCGACTGGGGTTGAATCATTGATTACATCCTTGAACTCGCCGGTCAAGGCTTCGTACAGGCGATTCATGAACGCGTCGTAGTCCGTCTGTCTAAGATAGACAAGGTCTAGCAAGATTTTAGAATATTTGTTTAAGTCTGACATGGTTTGATTATTTATTTTGCCGTACTCGGCTCTATTATATTATACTAAAAAAGGACCGAAGGATTAACCCTCGGTCCCTTTTGTTTTTTCTTGATAGATTCTTCTACTCGGCTAGGCAAGCTGAGCAGCGAGCCTTGAACTCTGCTAGATTCTTCTTGAAGTATTCTTCTTGCCCGGCCTTCTTGCCCTGTATGGCTTCCCATAGCGGCTCGGATTCCGTGTGGTAATTGACATCTTCAAAAGAATCGAATAACCTTTGCAAGTCTGACAATGGGGTTTCTTCCGTAACCTTTGCTCCGGTCTCGAGCATTCCATCGTAATCAAAGTTGTCTGACCATTTGTTTCCTAATTTGTAGCTCATGATTTTAAATTTTTAAGGTTGAGGTTGTAAATATAATACTTTTTTCTTAAACGGGAAAATTTATTTTTAGATTTAGTTAAATGTTTCGGAGAAAGTTTCCTCGAGCGTCCCTAACCTCGTCCGGCCCGTACTCTTTGATAATAATAATCTGGTCTCCTGAGAATCTGGCATCAGCTGCTCCGCCGGTAATATCTTGTAGGTAATTACCTCTTACGTCCCAAAGCTGGGCGGTACCTGATTCCGTCACCAGAACAATACGGCTCTCGTCGGGAGAGAGCTGAGCGGAGACCGCGCAGTTCGTAATTGTTCTGATCAGGTTTCCGGTATTCTCGAATAGATGGACCGTGTCGTTTATTAATTTTACTACGCTCACGCTGTTTTAATTTTAGAGTTATTAACACATTCTTGAAATTCTTCTTCGTCCAATACGTCTGAATCTTCTATAACCAGTTTCTTCAGGGTGGCCTGACGAATCTCCCACTGGAGTCTTGATTTATCTATTGGCTCTTTGAATGGATTACCCTCAGAGTAGAGGATATCGATTGCCATTTCGGCCATCGTGTTTGCGTGTTCTATCGTATTCATTTGCTTATCTCCTTTCTCATTTGTGCACGTGCGACCTTCAACGCGCGGTTAACTTCAGCTGGGGTCTTTCCAACTTGCTCTGCAATTTCTTTAGTAGATAATCCATCTCCCACGAGACCGTAGAATAGTTGGACAATCTCTAAGTCGGTTGGTCTTAACTTTGAAAGTAATCTGGTCAAGACACGATTGGTTTCTTCGTTCTCGAACGGATCGGCGAAGTCTGTACGAAGCATTATATCGCCGATTGTATTGTCTCCATCCTCGCCGATTGGCTTATCGATCTGTACGTTTGAGAGATTGATTTCTTCTCCTTTCATCTTACGCTTGTAAAGATCGTACTCTTGATTTACCGGAAGTCTAACGATTCTGCCGTAATCGCAAAGAGCAAGATTTAATCTTTTACGAATCCAGAACTGGGCATAGGTAATAAACTTAACATCCTTGTCTGACGTAAACTTACGAGCGGCTTCAATTAGACCAGCGTTTCCTTCTTGAATCAGGTCATCGATTGGTAATCCCATACCGATAAACTTATTCGCAAGGGTTACGACGAACTTAAGGTTAGCCGTTACTAAAGCATCGAGAGCGCGTTCGTCTCCCGCTTGGATTCTATCCGCTAATACAAGCTCTTCGGCCTTGCTTAGTGGTTTGGCAACTGATTCAATACTTTTAAAGTATTGCGGTAGGCCATCCGCTGTTTCAAATCTTTTTGACATAATTGCTGGGTTTTTGATTGATTAATAATTGATGGTGTAAATATAACACTTTTTTCTTAAACGGAAAAATTTATTTTCACTTTTTTAAAAATATTTTTTTAGCTACGTGAATCGAACTTCTTGACCATCTCGTCATAGAAGCTTTCAGATACTCCTTCCCACTTGCCGCCTCGACCTTCGTTGATGAAGAATCGGTTATCCTCCTTGGAAATCGTGGAGTTACCGATTGCTGGGTGTAGGGAAAGCGCGATGTATTTCTTGTTTCTTTTTAATTCGGTTAGGGTTTTAACTATTTCTTGTTGCATGATATTTAATTTAATTGGTTTAGATTGTAAATATAACACTTTTTTCTTAAACGGAAAAATTTATTTTGAACTTTTTTTAAATTGTTTACTAGGGAGTCCGGCAGCTTTTGGGCTCTAAAGGTCCGGGCCAGCGGACCACCCGTACTAGGGAGTGGCCTACTGGCTCGGCCGGCTGGCCTGTTATCCAAAGATTATATCTTCGAAGAACACGGTCTGTAGTATTACATCAGCCGTCTCGGCATCGTCGTTCTCATTGATCATGTCGGTTAGGAATCTCAACGGGGTTTTTTGAACTCTGTCGTGGACATCAGCTAACGAGACCGAGCGAGTGTATTCGCCGTCGCATTCAACATCTACAAAAGTTAGACTACCGCCGTCGCGTAGGATTTGCATGAGCACGTCCTCGAAGCATGGGCTCTGAAGTTTTGTCTTTGCTGCGCTGTACTGCTTGTCGCTGTACTCGAATTCTAGACCGTAACCGCTCATGTAGCCTAGGCCGTTGCAAAGAGCGTTGTGGAACATCTGTTCTGATTCTTGGTGGGTTAATTGAATTTGCATATAAATTGGGTTTTATGAATTAATTGATAGAGCAAATATAAAACAAATTTTTTAAATAGAACAATTTATTTTCACTTTTTTTAAAAAAAGTTATTAACATCTGAACCATTGTCCGCAATTGCGGCATTCTGAGTAATCGTCTATTTTAAATGCTCTGATTATCCATGACCAGCGGTTAGAATTTCTAGGTTCCTGTGGGTCAGCATAGACCTCTCTTGCCTCGCAATACGGGCAACAAAGACCTTGTGGATTAGGTTGCTCGCTTCCAGTCCTGTCGATTATTAATCTCTTAATTTCAGGGCTTTTGATTTCCGATAAATTTGATATTTCCATGTCTATATTCTTTGAGTAAGCAAATATAACCAATTTTTCTTAAACCAAAAAATTTATTTTCACTTTTTTAGAAAAAAAAATCCGACCCTTTGGGCCGGACTCTCTTTGAATAATGTCTTAAATTAAACTCTCACTCCGCAAATTGAACATCTTCTTACAACTAGTCCGCTCTCGTGGCGGACCGCAATGTAATAGCGTTCGTGCTTGCAAGGTTCGGGCTTTTCCTGTTTGGGTTCTGGTTTTGGGTCTTTGTTATTTTCCATATTGTAAATATAATACAGAAACTTGACACCTGACAATTTTTATTGAATAATTTTCTCTATTTTTCTGGCTGTGGTCTCGCCAGCTAAGAGTAATTCGCAGATTACCTTTGCACCGGAAAGAGTTTCTTCTTCCTCGGATTCGGGTACCCATTTCTTGGTCTCGCCGAACAGAGTGTATATTCCGCTGACTTTACCTTCGCGGTCTAAACGGATCCATAGCTCGCCAAGCTCGCAACGGCCGTGGCAGTGTCTGTCTTTTACGGGTTCCCAACTTATTTTTTCCATGGTATATCTATTGATTTAAGGTCTATCCAATCAAGACGTCATCTATTACTATGTCTTTTGATTTAGTCATATCCTGATTTATAACTTCGGTATTACAATAACCGTCTAGGATATCGTCGATTACTATGTCTTTTCTAGAATTCATATTGGTTAATTATCTTATCTTCTTTTTCTTGCCCAAAATACTACTGTCACGAGCAGTATGAATACGATTGCGGTTACTTCCATATCCAAAGTTTTAAACTCTACCTTCAGCGATTGCTGCGAACCACAGACCTGCCCATACCATGAGCATGAGTATTGTCACGAAGGCAATGGATAATAGGAAATCACGAGGTTCTTCTTTTGCGTAATTGTATAGTACTTTAAATGTTTGAATTATTGGATTCATAAGAGATTCTTTTATTTAATCGGTTAATGATAATTACTAATATACCAATAAAACCAACAAAGGAGACCTTGCGAGTCTCCCATTGCTGAATCAATCAACCAAACCAATTTATCATTTTGCGGTGGAGTTCGGTGTTGCTCCGACGATTCTCTCAAGCAGGTCCTGACTTAAACCCGTAGAATCCGTTACTCTAGTCAGTTGGTAACTCTTGTTACTTCCTCCACCAGTTGTAATTTAGTATTATTATTTTACCCAATACCCAGGTCTTTTAACATCTTTCTCACTTCTTCTTCTTCCTCTCTCGCACTGTGAATCTGAACAAGGAATTCTTCTAATTTCTCCTTGCCGGCTTCTGAATCCAGGGCTCCGATACTTACGGTTAAGATCTTACCTAGTATCAGAATATCTGGTTGGTTTTTCGAGATTCCGCCACCAACCAAGCTAGCAGCTAGACCGGTTAGATCGCGAAGTATCTTGTCTCTTTCTTCTCTATTGGTTGGATTGGTATTCATAGGTTTAATATACCCAATCCGCGAAGAGACTGGATTACTTGGTTATTCCAAGTCTCTCTGTTGCTGCAGCCTGTAATTCGCGGTGCACGTTTTGGAATACCTCATTGAAGCTTGCCTTCTCCGCAGGTTCGCAAGTGCTCTGAATTCTGGGCTTGCCAACGCTTAGGTCAACGGTCTCGCCCTGGACTGGTGTTCCGAATAGGATTCTTTGAATTAACTTCTTCATGACGTTTTGGTTTTAATTGTTAAGGATAATATACTCTTTTACTAGGGAGTCCGGCCCCGGCCGGGGCCGGATTACTTGATCTAGTCAAATAATCCCAACCTGGCGAGCGGTCTGAGACTTGGGTCTCCGAACTGGCGGGTAAAACATTCCGGTCCCCAACCAGAACGAATACTTTCAGGTACGGTTAGGGTTCGGCCGCAGGCGAAACATTTACCGCAGTGCTCGATCTCTGCAGTCCGCAACAGTTGCGGATTCTGAATCGCACGGATCAGGAATTCGGCGATCTGAACTTCTCTGGCCGAGGCGTCTCGACCCGGCTTGAATCGGCCTGAATCCGCGAAGTAGGCTCCGACATAGCGGTGGCCAAGGTCTCCGTCCTGCAAGAGCGCAAGCGAAAGGAAGTAGCAATTACCGGGCTTGCCGGTTTCGCGGTCCTTGCGACGTTTCATCTTGACCTTGATCCATTGACCGGTTACGGGGTTGGTGATGGTGAGTCGTGAGTTACCGGCAAGGAGAACGGTTGGAAATGTGGTGTGATTAAGCATGGTTTGTTGGAATTTGATAAAGCAAATATAACCAAAATTTCTCAAACAAAAAAATTTATTTTCACTTTTTTAGAAAAAAAAAATCCCAACCTCCTGGGCTGGGATCGCTAAGGAAAAATTTGCTAGGCCACGGGGCCGATGAGGTCCCATGCGGTTTCGCCGGTCGGTTTGCCGTTGCGGAGAATTTCGTAGTTTGGATCGGTACCGCTCTCGAGAACGTCGGTTAAGAGTTCGTCGACCGTGCGGAACTCCTTCTGGTAATAGTTGCAATCTAATGTATACATATTTTCTCTGGATTTAGAAAGCAAATATAACAAAAATCCGCTAAACAAAAAAATTTATTTTCACTTTTTTTAAAAAAAAATCCCAGCCTTTTTGGGCTGGGATCGCTAGATTAAAAAACCGTCAGGATTATTCCGATTTCTTTTCCGCACGGTTCCGGTTTGGAAGCATGAGGTTAAGTAGGAACACGAGACCCCAGGCTTGTAGAGCGGAAATCTCCTTGACACCGGTAAAAACCGTCGGAACGATCCAGTTCCAGAGCCACTTGACCGGAAACGCAATTATTACCGAGGCAAGAAAGGCAAGGCCAGCTGCAAGAATCAGGGCCGCGAGTAGAGTTGTTATCTTTTGCATATTCTTCTTTTTATTTTTTTAAATTACGGATTAAGGTTATTATATTTTACCAACGCTTCCCGGCCCTGGTCGCGAGTAGAGCCTTGACCCGCTTGTGTAAGACCTGTCTCTGTACCGTTGCTCCTTTTCTTGCAAGTTCGTGGTCTATCCAAGTCCAGTCTATTAGACCCTTCCTGCCCAGAGCCCGCTCGAGAACAAGGTCAATCATGTCAATCTGTTTCTGCATTGTTGTCTATTAAGGTTTTTTCTAAATGGAGGCCAAGTTCCTGGAGCCTGACGCCAATTTCATGAGCCCATTCAAACTCCTCCCGCTCTACTGCCACCTTCTGCGCAATGGTCAGCGCCTCTCCAATCCGGAAGATTAGGTATTCTTCAAGCTCCTCGGACCAGGGTTGACCGTGCGCACTGCTCCGGATTTCGGATTCCAGGCCGCGGATTGCCCAACGGACCCGGTGCCAGTCCCGGCCAGACCGCTCGAGAATCCTGAAGAATTCTGCAACTAAAGTTTCGGATAACATCTCTTTTTCTGGGTTAAGTAATAACTTCTTATACTCCAACCTGGAACGGGGTTCTCGAGACCGACCGCAACGCAAACAGAAAAATCGCAACGCAAACCGCAACTAGTCGCAACGCAAACCGCAACGTCCGGTCTGACAGGTCTGAACAGGTCTATGGGACTGTCCCTGTCTCGCGACCGCCAACCCTCGGCGGTACCGCCAAAAACTTGCAAGCGGTCGGCCGGCGGCTATCTGCCCGGGGCAACCGGCTCCTGGTCACGGCTCGGAACCGGCCCCAAGACCGCCCGGTACTGCCCGGACTGTGACCCCGGTAGTGGCCCCCGGGCTGTCCCTGGCTGACTCCGGTAGTGGCCCCCAGGTGACCCCGGTAGTGGCCCCCAGGCTGCCTGGCGGTGCCCCGGGAGTGACCTTGCCGAGGTAAAGAAATGACTCCAGGAGGGCGGCCGCAGCACTTTACTTTTTTCCGGTTTCTCCACGGACCTGGAGACCGTCCCGGCCAAATGTGACCGGTTTCCCGGATTCCTGGGCCGGCTCTCTACCTGGGGCAAATTCTCCCCGAGCCCGGGATCACAGCCCTCTACTTTTTTCGGTTTCTCCCCCGGGTCTGGACTCCCGTGCCTTATAAATATTAACTATATGGATTATTCAATTAAATCATTTGCAAAATTCCTGAACGAGAGTGGGGACTGGGAAGACCAGGTTAGGCTTGCCCAGATAGGAATCGGAGAAGGACCTCGTGTCCTAAAGGTCCGGGTTGACTGGGAGAATCTTGGTCAAAAAAAGTTCGACGGCAGCTCAATGCCCTATATGAAGTGTTGGTTCTACGAGAACTGGCCTAATACCACGGAGGACTATGATTCATGGGTTGAGTACCCAGACCGTAGGCTCGTTGATCTCTACACCAATGGCGATCCAGGAGATGTTGAACTGGTGGATTATCATATCATGAAGATTGCACGGGACCACGACGCTGACCTGATATGGGAAACGATTGACGGAACCTGGCGAGATGCCTTGACCGGCGAACCCGTTGCCAAGCTCCACCGAATGATCTAGCCCGGCCATTTCTCGGCCCGGCCTATCTCCTGTAACAGGGTCTCGATCGCCCGGTTGGTTGAAATTATGAGAAAGGTTAAGTTATCACCCGGGCAGATCCATTGTTTCCAGAAGTCCTTGGCCGGTCTAGTGCTTGCCTTAACCTTAACTATTATCCGGATCTCGTTCGATTCATGGTCCGTGTTGAACGGTAAGTCCTGCCATCTATCTACCTGAACCTGCACAAGCCGGACACCTGGCTCCTTGGCCAACCTCCGTTCAACCATAATCTCAACAATCTCCTGGGTCTCAATGAGCCCCATTTGCCAAAGTCTATTAAGCTCCTCTGTCCCTAACTGGCCTGTCCGGTCTATCATGTTTTTAATGTACCCAAAAAACGGGCGTGCCTGCACCGCCTACAAAACCCCCTAGGCGGGGCCGGGCGCGCGATGATAACTAAAACCCGAAATAACCTGACTAACCTGCGCAGATCACACAAAAAAAAGGGAGCCTTACGGGGCTCCCTTTGGGGTTTAGAGGGGTTGTACGGCTTAAGCTGTTGCTCTTACCTTACGACCTCTAACCATGTCGTACATTTGATTAACCACTTTCTGGTTATCAGTACGGCCAGTGATTACGTTAGACACATAGGTTGTTGTTACACCCATTTTAGCTGCGATCACCGCACCATCACCACGCTTTTTACGGCTAGCGATGATTTCACGCTTTTGATCTTGGCTTAATTTTGCGTAACTCATACCCTTACGGCTTGACGTTTTTGTTACCGCAACAGTTGCTTCTACTGTAGTAGCGGCTTTTTTGCTTGTTTTGCTTGTTTTGCTCATGTTATAATGAATTTTGTTTAAGATAAGGTTATTATACCGCTTGACCTGAACCTTTGGTCGAATTGGAGTAAAAAATATTTTTTGGATCCCAAAGAATAAATAAACCCTGATAAAAATTAATAAATTTCAAAGCATGAAGAACTCAATTATCAAGTCCTATTCTGCCTGGTTGAACGAGGCACTTAGCGTGTACGAGGCTGAAGGTTCAGACCCAACCGCAATGTATCAGGCCGGAGACCGTAAGGGTCTGGTAGCACTGGCTCAAACAAATGACTCGGCTGAAATAAAGGCTCACCCAGCCTATGCATCAGTCATGGAATGGTGGAAGAACGGCTCTGGCGACATTGGCCTAATCAAGAGCATAATAAAGTCAGGTTCGGCTCGCAAGACCGATACGACTCGTTCCCTAAAATCAATCTATTACTGGTCAGGTACAGGTTCATCGGATAAAGCCTCAACCAACCTTTCGAATTTCTATAAGGTCTCTGACTCAATCATTCGTAACGGTGAACGTCTTGGCCTTGACCCGGCTAAAGTTGCCAGCCTATCTGAGGTGATCCAGAAACTAAAGGAACTGCAAGCTAAAGGTTTTGTGCCAAATAACAAAATGGTGCTTGGAACCTTCATACCTGCAGCTCTCACCGATAACAAGTTCGATACTTCTAAAATATCAGACATTGCTGCTGAACTTGACAAGCCCGAACCAAACGCGCAATTGATTAGAATGCTTAAGACCTGGAGAGTAGCCTACTACTCAAGGGAGGAATTAGGCAAGGACCCAAAGAGTTCTATTGACTTTTTGGAGAAGGCTCGCCTCGACCCAGCCCAGGTCAATAACTACTGGGCCGCAAGCACTCAACTTAATGATGAGAACAAAAAGGCTCTACTTGATCAGTTTCAGAAAAGAGCTGATGCCTATGTTGCCAGAAAGCAAAAGGCTGGAGTTCAAATCGACATGCCAAAGGCAATCCTGGCAGCGACTGACCTCTATATTGCACCAAAAAACGAAAAGATTACAGTAACGGTGGACACAACCGTTACTCAACCAGCAGCTGCACCGATCGTGTTCTCGTACCCGGCTGATCCAAAGGGAAATGAAAATAGTCCAGAATTCCAAAAGGGCAAGAACATGTTTCCTGACGACGGGGTCACTCTCACACCAACTGCAATTACTGAAATGAATGCGGCTGTTAAGGAAGCAGTCGATGCAATTAAGGCAACCGGCGCAACAATCAAATCAATCACAACTTGGGGTTACGCAAGTACGAGCCAAGTTAATTCACAGTACAAATCACCAAACGGAAAAACTGGAAATGCTGGACTCGCGGACGATCGATTAGCCGCAATCAATAAGGGTCTAGCCGATGCGCTTAAGGCGGTCGGTGTAACAGTCGTACCGACAATTGATGCGGCTCAAAACAAGCCGGATCCTAATCGCGGTCCTGCCTGGACGACTAAAGAGATGAACGACCCTAAATTTGGAAAGCCTGGAGCAAGAACCCAAGAATACGAAGATACTTATGCTTCTTGGAGATTTTCAATTGGCTTCCTTAGTTTCATTTGCGAAATTCCACAAGAACCTCAAAGGACTGTTGCTGCAACCGCAACTCCTAGTGGAGAATGGAACAATTATATTGGATGGGGAGATGAATCCATCTCAATCTCTCTACCACCATTAAAAATTAGATTCCCAGGAATTCCCAAGACCCCAACAACAGGCGGACGTCTTAAGTGTCCAACATTCAAATAATCAATTTAGATAATACCAAAAAACCGGACCCAATGAGTCCGGTTTTTTTATGAAATAAGATCAAGGTTTACTTTTTAACTTCCTTTAATAATAAGCAGGTTGCAAAAGACTTAAAATCGTATATTGTGATCTTTAAAGCTGGGTGATTTTGTTGAGAGCTTGATGCAGTTAAGGCAAATGCAGCAACCGTTACATTAGGATCAAGCAGAGCGGCATTGTGACCTGGGGATTCAACCCATGCTTCAAACATCTGTCTAACATAGAAAGTATCAAGCTTCATTTCATTTTGAAAGACCGGCCCTTTGTAAGCAAAGGCCCCGCAGTTTTCTCTTGCAGATTGTGCATTGAACCGTTTTGTCCAATTTGGGTCAACCTTAGTAAGGCGACCGTATTCAGTGTGATAAACTGTATCGTTCAAAAATCTAGGTTCTTGGCTGTGAGTGCAACGATTAACCTTTAATTGATAATCAGCTTGCAACTTACATGCTGAATCAAGAGTCCTGTCGTACCTCACTGCAGCCAATCCATTTTTTACTCTGTGAGCATTCACCAATTTTATGAAGTAGATATCGTTTAGATCCTGAGCAGAAGTGGTTGCTGCAAAGGCTAAAAATAATATGGTGATTAACTTTTTCATGATCTTGCGGTTATGTATATAATATACTAAATTGGGCAACAGCTGGCAAAAATAAATAAAAGATATGAAAACTTTTAAACTCTCAATAGTAGCAACGATTCTGTTACTATTTGTATCGAGCTTCATAGCTCCACCCAAAACCGAAAAAACGGTTAGGCTCCAACACCAAGGATATGTTGCCTATTACAGCCCAGAACTCCACTATTCACTAAAGGTTGAGTGGTGGGACACCAAGGCTCGCCTTGTTTGTCCGGACTCAAAAGTTCCACGTAAGGATGAGTTTGCTCCGGATCCGCTATTGCCAGCTGAAACGAATTTAGCAAAGGACTATGTTGGTTCAGGCACGGACAGGGGACACATGTGCCCGGCTGCGGATAATCAGTGCAATGCTCAATGGCAAAGGGAATGCTTCTATTTTTCTAACATGGCACCACAGTACCATTCGCTAAATGCTGGTGACTGGAAGAAACTAGAGGTTCGAACTCGCCAACTTGCAACGGAATACGATTCGGTAATGGTATGGTGCGGGTCAGTAGGAGTCGAGAGAAAAATCGGCACAACCTCAGTTCCAGCCAAGTGTTGGAAGGTAATCTTTGTTAAAAAGACCGGGCTTTGGGAAGCCTACATCTTTAATAATACTCCAACCAAACCTATTGGTCTTGAAAAATGGGCGGTTAAAAAGGAAGAGGTTGAAAAATTAACCGGGTATAAGTTCCAACTTAACTAGTTTAGGCCACACACTAGATCACATTGGCCACACCTTAATCCATTAGATAATAGTAACCTAACCGGGGAATTAAATCTTCCCAGATCACATAAAAAAAGCCGGATTATCCGGCTTTTTTAGTTATTATTGTAAGACTATTGTAGTCTGATCCAGTTTTTGAACTTCATGACTGATTCATATAGAGATTCGCTAAATTTAAACTTTTTTAGAAAATCCGGAAAGTCTCTTTTGTAACCAGCTAGGCTATCGTCAGTCTTATCGGTTGTCCATTGCCAGTTAAATGATAATACCGCAGGAGTCTTAAATCCAAAGAATTGAAGAACCTGCTTTTCTAAATCAACTGCGTCCTTTCCATTCCAGTTGTGGCCTACTGCAATTACACCAGCCTCTTTATCTTTTAATAGGTTAGATTCTCCCAAACTTACATGTCGATTTTCTAACCAGGTTAATCGTTCAATTAATTGAGTGTATATTGCATTCAATTTGCCCCAACGAACTGACCCAAAGAATATAATAATATCTGACTCAAGAATCGCATTTGCAACTTTATACATTTCGTCTGACTTATTATTAACTGAGGCCCAACACCTGATATGACCAGTTGGATTGTGTTTGTCATTGTCTAGCTTGGAAGCCTTGACTCCGCAATGGTTACCTTTTTTAGTTGAAACGTTTCCCTCACATGAAAAGATTTTTAGCTTGGCAACGTTGATGATCTGACAATTATCAAGCCTAGTAGCAAGTTCATCAGCTATCATGGATGACTTGGGTAAATCAGGCTCACCTTCCCATCTGGTTGAGGTAGTTAAAAAAACAATTTTTTTGTTTTTTTGTTTCTTTAGGTAAGAATATAACGATTTTAATTGATCCATTGACTGTATAGAAACTACACGGTTTTAGTAGTTGCAGGTTTTTTCTGTTGTAATTGAGCGAGCTGCTGGTTAGTTTTCTGAGTGGTTTGAGCAATCGCATTAATTGCAGTACTTATACCCGAACCTTCAGCATAGGTTTTGGCAACCTGTTTTACTGCAAGCTCGCCAGCTTCTCCGCCAACCGCATTTGCTCCAACTGAGGTCGGATTTAATTTAGCCAATAACGATAAAAATTGGTTAATTGAGCCAGGAACCTTAACCGTTAAGAAGTTAAAAACTTTATCCGCGCCGGCTTTAAATGAACCGAATTTTTCAATCAACCAACTGCCTAATGTAGAATTCTTAAGCTTCGCAAGTTGGCTTCCTACCCACTTTGCAACATCCGTAATCAGGGTTAAGATTTTCTTTGCATGACTTGCTGCGCCCGCAGCAGATTTCTTCGCAAGGCTAATCATTGCTGGGTTAGCGCCCTTTTTAAAAGCATCAGTTATTGCCTTGATTTCTAATTTAAAAGAAGCCGCAGCTGCTTGAAATGCTCCAATTGCAACGACTGACCCTAATGTAACAACTCCCTGTAAATTAAGGGACAGTTTTTCAATAGGACTCTGAGTTAACTCAGACTGAATCCAATAGCTTATTGAGTGAATTAAGTCAAGTATTGCTCCCGAACCAGGTACAACTGAATCAGCGACTGCACTAACAACATCAGCCGTTAAATGAGCCCAATCCCCAAGGTCCCAATCTTCGTTGAGTTGTTGCTCGCGTTGCGCGACCCAGTCATTGTATTCTAATAAGTACTGCACGGTAGGTAAGTAAGTTTTAAGGCTCTTCGTCTAAATCATCGTCATCACTAATTCCCAATGCCATTGAATTGAAAGAATCCCATGCTTTGATCGCATCCTTCATTGTCTTGTTAAGCTCAATCAATTCAGTTTTTAGAGTTTCAACCTTAGTCTTATCAGCTTCTTCAGTTGGATTCTTACGAGTTTCATCTGGGATTTCCAAGAATTCTTCTTGTTTTGCTTTGAAAGCTTTGATTGCATCTCTGCGAGCAGTGTCTAGTGTACGATACTGTTCAATTTCAGATTCAGCTGAATCAATTGTCATTTCGCCAGAGTCAGCTCCTGCATCGGCAGTTGCGTCTATTGCTGGAGTTTCTTCAGTTGGCATTTCTGGCGTTGTTGTATCCGGAGTTTCAGCTGGAGCTTCTGCACCTGCTTCCATCTTTTCAGATTCTTCAAGCCATTGTTGATACTTATGGATCATTATCTTTTTGTTTTTTTGTTATTTATCTGATTCCTGAATAAATAAACTAGATGAAGACTCTACTTAAATTTAATGATTGGCTACTTGAAAATGCAGCTCAGCCCAGACCCCTAAAGAAAGTTGGTGACCTGGGAATTAACCGTAAATTCGGTAGAAACCCTCATACCGGAGACAAGTACGAAACCGAGCTATTTCCAATGTTTAGAAGGCTAAAACCTAGAATTGAAGCCTTGCCAAAAAAGCCGACCCTTGAAGAGTTTTTTGCAATGCTGCAAAACTCAGATAATCAATTCTACTCAATGGTACAAGCTGATACCTTGGCCCAGCCGGACGTTCGGGAACTTTGGAGAGATCTAACAGGTCGCCGTGCTTCAAAAATGAAAAAGTATAATTTGACTGAGAGCTCGGATGAAACTTCCGGAGAGCCTAGCGCCGTTTGGCGAAGTGAAATTGATCCAAGTTGGACGATCTTGGTGCTCTGGCCAGAAGATGAACTTTATGGAAATGTTGCCAAGATATTTGACCAGTTGGGAACAGCCTTTGCTGACCTAAGCTCAAAAACAGTATTCATAGACGGAGTTCAGGTTGAGTCTCAAAACCTAACACAGGATCATCTTCTTGCAATTGAGGCTCATGAGATTTCTCATTCATTATTAAATCACCATGGGTCTAATCGTCTTGCGAAATACGATGAAAGACAGGAAAGAGAAGCTGATTGGCTCGCAATCCGAATATTAGATCAATTGGGATTTGGAAAGGCATCCACTCTTTTAGAAGAACGATATCAAAACTACTATGACGAATCATCGTCAGAACTTGAGAACACCGACGAACTTGAGAGATCACTCGAAGAGTACGTCAAATAAAAAAACTAGATGGCTATGACAATTCCTAAAATCGGAGACCTTAAGAAATTCTCCTTTGGTGAAATGACCTCTAATGATAATGGTAAAACCTCTGCGACTTCAACGTCTGGAGTTTACATCATTTTCATAGGCGGTCTTTGCTTCTTTCTAGGCTGCATCGACAAGATGTTTCTAGATAAGTCGATTGACATCATCAATCAATCTGTGATGTTCACAACGATTGGTGCTGCACTACTTGGAGTTAAGAATGTGATTAACGGCAAACAACCTAAAGCTGAAAAGGCTGAGGCTGTTAAACCTGAAGCAGAACAGCTTAATTCTTAATTGAATTTCTTGTGAAAGAAAAAACCGCCACTTGGGCGGTTTTTTTATTTGGTAAATCTACCGATTGAGTAAATTCTGCGCTTAACGTCTCCCGATAGCTCCTGAACTATTACTCCCATCTTTCGGTTTGCTGCATGCACGAATTTCCCATTTCCAAGATAGAATGCAACGTGCCAGCCCGATGGGCTTTGTCGACTTAGAAAAAAGAGTAGATCTCCTATTTGTAAATCACAAGAGTCAACCTTAACTGCGGCTTTGTATTGTGACTTGGCTGTTCTTGGGATAAGTATTCCCAAATCCATCCAAATTCTTTGAGTGAACGCTGAACAGTCAATTCCAGCTTTAGTAGTTCCACCATATCGATAAGGTTTACCTATCCACAGTTTAATTAATGAATCAACCTTCTGATCAGCGATTTTTGCTTGGCTCAGGCCCATTACCGTGAACATGCTGAACAATATGATTGTTAAAAATAGTATTTTCATAATGTGTAATTTTTTAATGGCCAGTAATCGATTGATAGTATTCCCAGAGGTCTTGGCACTTTTCGTATTCCTCTTTACTTTCTAGATATTTTATTATGTCCAGGATTTCATTCCAGTAAACTGAGGTGATTCCCTTTTTATTGACGTCGTTATATTTCTTGATCCATTCTCTTTCTTGCCCGTTTTCTCTTTCTAGTAATGAGTGTGTCATTGTAGTATCCCATTTTTAGGCGAGGCTTTACCTCTATAGTATATTTAACGTCCAAGTCCAATAACTTGGTAAAGCACTCAACGAAATCGGCAGTATGTAAACTTAAGACTGACGTATAATCATCATCTCGATATCCACCGAATAGAGCGCACGAAACTGATAAAGGTCTGCCTAATATTCCATCCATCTCTTTCACCCAACTCCAAAAAAGAGTTGAGCAAGCTACCCAATAGTCAGTTTCACATTGGCTTCCTAAGTTATCGTCAGCATGCGAATCCGCTCCATGGCACCAAACTACATATTGGATTTTATCAGCAATGATTGCATGCTTTAGTCTCTCTAACCATTTAGCTAAATCTGCCAAGTAGTCTGAATCGATGCCGATTGGATTAATATTAAAGTCTTGAGGAACTGCTAAGTTTAAGTCTTTGCAAAAGAGTCGACTGTCTTCAATTGAATTGCCGAAATGGCCGTCTAGATCAAGATAGGCTCCTCTTGCTCCAAATTCCTTATAAATCTTTAATGATGCAATCACCTGGCCACTAAATGTACAAAATCCGCTTCCGCCGCTTGGTCGTGCATGGTGAAATCCGCTAGTTGGACTAAAGCTAACTTCCGCAGGATTCACTATTGAATTTCTTATCGCTGCATGTAATGACGCATTCGTATATCGGACTGAATCCGCGAATTGTTTTGACCATGCCAGCCCGTTTGAACTACATCGACCGGTTCCTTTGAAGAATTCATCGATATAGCTAGCCTCATGAGCTAATTTAAAATCCTTTTTAGAATAGGGCACAAAGTCATTAGTCACTGAAAAATGCTTATATAAACCCTTTTGCTCAAAATACTCCAATAGCAATTTAGGCTTTAGCGGAGACTTACTGTAATTCGAGTAAGAGTCCTGGGCTAAAACCTGACAATCGTCATAGAAAGTTTTTATTTTTCGGGTTCTCATAGTATTATTATACCAAAAAGGAGCTAGCGATGTCGCTAGCTCCAATTGACAATCAAAAGTGTAATATTTAGTAGTAATGATATTATACTCAACTAGTCGAGTGATTTGCCGTTCTTAAAGAATTTGTCTAAATTTTCCATGTGCTTAAATAATTCGTCAGCGGTCAATGGTGGAAGATTTGAGAGTTCAGATAACTGAACAATTCGATTCGCGAATGCGTACATGACCAATTCGCCAAAAAGTCCGCGAATAAAATCAAACAGGCTCCATCCAGTTATTCCGCTAAACTCAGTATCATCAGGGTCTTCTGCTCTATACAGTTCCAATAGATCGTCGACTACTAATTCTGAATCAAGTAGCTGTTTAATATTAGTATCCAATACTGAATGAAATGTATCATTCTCTCCATCTGGGTCAAGTTCGTCCATGTCTAATGCCATTAAAGTTGGGTAAATATCAACGGATTCTTCATCGCCGTCAATTGGTTTTATTTCACCTACCCAAACCAAACATATAGCATCAACCTTCACTTTGGATTTTTCAACCTTAGCTGAGTTTAATAACTTTACCAACTCATCGAATGGAAGACCTCGCAGGTAGTTGATGAATATAAAATTAAGTTGCTCAGTATACGGCTCAAGCAGTTTAATAACGTCTCGAATCGTGACCTTTTGCTCAACGAATACTTCATAAGGCAAGTACCAGGAAATAGGTAAATCAGACTCATTGATATTTCGGTCAATCCACTTTTCGCCAGAGTCGTCCCAAAACGAGATTAGAATTGATTTCTTGTTGAATGTTATCTTTTGCATACTGAATCTTGTACTATGGAACGGTCAGCGGTTCCGGAAATAAATAACTCAAAGTAATTTTTTATATTCATGATAAATTCATTTATTGACATGGTCAACGAGTCCAATCTAAACAAAGACGGTCTAGTTGACGAAATGGGAGTTAAAAGACCTGAAAGACTTTCAGGTAGTGAAATGGGAGGAATTCGTCAACAGACCATTAGACGAAGAGAACAGATGGCAAATCGCCCACCTACTAGATCATTCACTCAGGTTGCAGCAGAGTTGGAACAAGCTTTGAAGAATATTCCTAGAACTCAAATAACAATGGAAAGACCTTCGAACACTAGAGATTATTATCCTAGATTTCCGCAAGCAATCGTCGATTTAATGACTGAATTGAAGGGGATAAATGAAGATCAATTTACTCGTAATTTTGGTTACTGGAGAGACGTTTATCCAAGCCGTAGTAGCGCAATTCGTTTTAAAACAGATCCACCGTCGTCTTCTCAAAGAAGTCACTTTCCAGATGATGGAATTCCGATTGGTCTTAGGGGAGCAGGTCTTGGTTATAAACTATATCGCACTCTATTAAAATATGCAGGCTACATATCATCAAACCGATCAGGTACAAACGAAAAGGATAGAGCTTGGGGATCGATGTTAGACTACAAAGAAAACCCGGACGGATCTCCTTCAGAAGATGATTGTCATGCAATAATCGGACCTTCAAACTGGATGGCCATCGATAAAACAACATTATCCAACAGAGAAAAAGTTGATGTTGCACAGAGATTTATAACTGACACAATCGGATTAAACAATACAAAGAGCGATCGTTTTGACATGGACGACGAACTTCTTGCAATAATGCCAGATACGTTCTTAACTCAGCTTCACCCAAGTTATCTTGACGAACTTGTAAATCAGGACAGAATATCCTCTGAACGAAAGAATCAAATAGTTGCGGCTAGAACTGAAGCCCAGCGCCTTGAAAGAGAGAGAGCTGAACGCGAAGAAGTTGAACGTCGTGAGCGCCGTTCAAGAGAAGAGGCTGAGACTCGTCAACGCCTTGCTGCTAGACTTACCCAGTACGGTGCAGATCCTGATGCTGAGTGGAATATCGGAGACTTCATCGTCGTTAAACAATACTTATACGACTCAGGTTACTCAGGTCTACCAATTCGTAGAGTAGTTGCACAAGACGGTCGTAGTTATGTTGCGGTTAAAATAGCAGATGCGATTAGAATTGACGCTGGTGAAATCTCTCCAAATCAATCGAATGATGCTCGCACTACTTCTGATAAAACATCATGGGTTAAAGTCAATTTAGAAAGTATCCCTGACCTTGATGCAGTTAACTTAACTTCGCCCGAAAAAAGATACGTCCAGTCTCTGTTGGACCCAGAAGAACTTGAAAGACGTAGAGAAGCTGAAAGAGCCGCTGAAAGACAGCGAGTTGAAAGAGAACGTCAAGAGAATACTGAGAGAGCTGCATCAAAAGACACTTTCGGTATTTTACCAACAAGCGGTCGCGATTTGAAACAATTGACAATTAATCGACCTTCATTACAATCAATAGATCTATTAAAGAAAGCCAGAACCGGTGATTTTGTTAAGTTCATACTGTTAGCTCCATCTCAAAGAGACCAACTTAGAGGTTATGCCGGAATTCCAGTATTTGCAGCATTCGAAAGAAGCGGTAGATCAGTTAGACCAATTGAGAATCCTGAAGAGTTAATTTCGAATCCACGAAACATTGTGATAATTAACTTGGTAACCGGCAAAGCAATTCAACCTCCATTCACAGGTCTTGGCCTAACCGCGTACCGTCTTGAACCGGTTACTGAAGATGATAAGCTTAGAGCACGAGGCGGAGATCACTATTACATTGCAAATCATCAGAATAATTGGGGAATCCTAGCTAAATGTGATTACACAACCAGAAATACTGCGAATCAACCATTCATTTACATGAATACATTCGGTGGAGGAGAGAGACCGACTGCTGTTCGTCTTGACCTATTGAGAAAGCTGGTTGGTGAACCTATTGAATTATAATAGGAGGATGCATTTCGTAAAACTTGGAGAGCCTTTCTCTAAATTTAAAGTAGTACTCACGCATTTCGCTTGAGTCCATTCTGAAGTGCTGAGGGGAGATTGAGACCTCATTTGAGATCCATATTCTACAAGTCACGGCCTTTACCTGCATTCTATCCCAAACTGCAACTGAATACGCTGCAACTTGATGCTTATAGTCTTCAATCCATTTTTCGTCCTTTGGCTTACGAGCCGTCTTGAAATCAACTATTGCGACATCGTTCGTTATTAGCTCTGATACGTTATCCACAGTACCTGCGAATCCACCGTCTCTAGCGGTCCATAAGAATTTTTCCTGAGCAATCACTCGTTTAATTTCATCAAACGAATTTGACTTTATGAAGTTATAGAAGAGCATTCCGCCAACTATTTTTGCTCTATTATCGAATTGATCTATTTCATCGTCTAGTCTTGCCAAGGACAAAGCGTCCTCGAGTCTGTCCTTGACAGACATTGATTGGGGTAAATTAAGATAAATTTCGCACAGTCTATGCATGACTGTTCCACGATTAGCAGCGTCCTTACCTATTTGATCAGCTTTTTGGTGGCCGACTCTGTTTCGCCAAGCATCAAGTCCAGTCTTATCAGAAGTTTCACCCAGGACTGAGGTTACGCTTGGAAATGTTCCGAGTATCCCTGTCGAATCTGATACTTGATAATATCGGAAACCATTCATTACGACTCTCTTTATTGATTCTGCCATCGGATAAATAACTTTACAATATATTACACAAGAAATATGGAAAGTTTAAAAACGATCAAGACCTTTGATCAGTTTAATGAAGTTAATGAAAAAGGAGGCTTTTTTGACTGGTTGACCGGTAAGCGCGAAGAGGGCGAGGCCAAACAAAAGACAGATTCTGGAAAACAGGCAATCGTTGATAATACGGTATCCGAGTTTTATAAAACACTAGAGGATTTCATTAAAGCTAATAAGTCAGTTCAAGTTCAAAAATTTGGAGAAATGCAGTACTCTAAAATGGTTGAAAACATACAAGCCGCTTTAACTTTCCTAGGATACTCGTTGCCTAATTGGGGAGTGGACGGTTACTTTGGGCCTGAGACCGCTGCTGCAATCAAGAAGTTCAATGAGGACACCAAAAAAGATAAAGGTATCTAATGGGAATAATTAAATCTTACATTGACTTCAAAATGACAGTCTCTGAGGCATCTAACGCTGATGAGTTGAGAGATAAATTATCTACTCTTGGATATGCCGAAAAATCAAAAGAGATTAGTAGCGGAGGAGATATTACTGATGATATTCAGAGAATAGCTGAAGTAGTTTTAGCTGAATTCAAAAAGATTGCACCTGACGTAAAAGTCACGGTGACTGGCGGAAATGACGCATTTCATCACAACCTATCTTACGTTAGCCGACACACTAAAGGTCAAGCGATTGATCTTACCATTAATCCCAACACAGCTGAGACTCGTCAGCAACTGATATCGGTTTTAGATAGAGTATCAGATGGTACTCCAGGATTTAGTTACATTGACGAATATTCAAATCCAACTAAAGCTGCAACCGGCGGACACTTTCATTTGTCGTACGGTAGTAATCCAGAAAATCAAAGAACTGCGAACGCAAAAACTGATGATCCAATTGAGATTACTGGATTAACTGGAGCAGTAGCGACCGGATCAGCTGACTCTACCTCAGGTGTTATCATCGACTCTGACTTAATAGCTCGACTTATTAGTAAACTAAAGGAAAAGAATTTTTCAGAAAAGGATTTAGCTAAATTCGCAAAGACTGATCAACGAGTTGAGTTAAGCAGTAAGGAGGATGAAGACTTTTACAAAGCAATTTTAAAAGGACTTGGTGCGAATGAAACTCCTGAAAAAATTAAATTTCTAAAGGCTTGGAGACAAGGAGAGGGAGGTAAGGCTACAAACAATCCTTTCAATACAACAAAAGACGTTCCAGGCGACGAAGATACTAAATACAATTCAGTAGGGGTTAGAAATTATCCAGACAGGCAAACTGGTCTTAATGCAACACTAGACACCTTGAAGCTTCCATATTATAAAGAGCTAGTAGCGATGCTTAAGGATGATAACGTCACAGCAGTTGAATTGGCGAATTCCAAGAACCTAGACACCTGGGGAACAGGAGAAATGGTTAGAAAAGTCTTAGCTGGCGGTAGAGTTAATCCACCTGCAATAGCTTAAGATCGCTTACTGTCTTTGGAAATTTGATGACCTCATCAATCCATTCAAAACTATCAAGGTTAGAGGTCTTCATCGATTCAAGCATACTTTCATATTCCATACCAGTTTCATAGTAGTTTGCAACGAACCACGCAATTCTTTCCTCATAAGTGAGTTCACGATTAGGATCTTCGCGATCGACTAAGTAATACTCTCGATTGGGCTGCTCATCAGCTCCTCCAATTTCAAGAGCGTGCTTGATCCATTCAGCATGACTTGTAACTTCACAAATTGCTATTTTCGTATCTTGAGAAATTCCTCCAGTATCTGGATCAATATCTCTAAATCTAATTTCTATCATATATTAATTACTTAAAGGTGCTTTAATTGTTGGATGTGATTTGTAGTTCTCAATTACAAAATCGGCTGGGTCTAAATGGCTGACTTGGTTAATGTCAAAATCTTTCCAGAAAGCATCAGTCTTTTGAATTGCTAATTTAGGTAAATCGAATGGCTCACGTGTTCTGGTTGGGATTTCATAGTACTCGTAGTACTCTGACATGCCTCCGCCAAATGGCATCAGTTCACTAACTGCGTGATTGTATTGCTCTTCGCCCATTGCAGTTTTCAATAAATCTGATCTTTCTTCAGGCTGGTATTTTCTACCGATCTGTTCTTTTGCTTGCTCAATGTGATTTAGGTACAAGTGAGTGTCTCCCAAGTTTCCAATCAATTCATCAGGAACCATATTAACTGCTTTAGCAATGATTTCCAATAACAATCCATAAGACGCAATATTGAATGGTAAACCTAAGAATGTGTCTACACTTCGTTGATTCCACATTAAAGAAATTGCTCTAGTTGGAATATTCCATTGATTAATTTCAGAATGCGATAGAGTTTCCGGTCCTCCTCCGTTGTAGATTTGATTAAACATTTCTTGACTGACTAATACTCTCCTCTCATTTAAACTCAACTCTCTTGTATAAACTTGAAACCCATAATGACAGGGTGGAAGTACCATTTGGTCTAATTCACCTACATTCCAAGCACTAACCATCAATCGTCTTGAATCGGGATTTGTTTTAAGGTCATTGATTAGATTTGAGATTTGGTCTATTTCTTTTACTAAATAAGAACTTATATTTCCTTCATAGTCTTTAGTCAATGGTTGACCGTTACCATTCCAACTTCTCCACTGCTTACCGTATATCGGTCCTAACTCACCCCACTTTTTAGCAAATTCATCATCAGCTTGAATCATAGCAATAAACTGTTCTTTTGTTGGTTTTCGGTATGTGGATTTACCATCCATTCTTGCAACAAGTAAAGATAGTCCTACTGAGTTGTCTTTTTCATAAGCCTTTTCATAGTTCTTATAAGCATCACCATCCCAAATATGACAATTATTATCAACAAGGTATTTGATATTGGTATCACCTCGTAAAAACCATAACAATTCGGTTACGATTGATTTCCACGCCATTTTCTTGGTTGTAATCAACGGAAATCCCTCACTCATTTTATGTCTTATCTGTCTACCGAATACTGAAATGGTTCCAGTTCCTGTGCGGTCTCCTTTTTGTACACCATTATCAAGAATGTCTTGTAATAGGTCCGTGTATGTTTTATCTAAATTATTCATTATTTGTTAAAGCTTTAAGTGCCATCATTTTCAATTCTTCAATGTCCTTTTCTGTAGAGTTGAGAGCATTATAGCATTCAAACTCAACTCGATCAATGCCTGACTCCATTAGAGCGAGCACGTTATAGTCAGGCAGCTGCTCAGTAAGCATTTGGTAGTGTCTTAAATGCTTATCAGCTAGCGCTGGTGAATGTGGGAATCTTATTAAGAATATTGGTTTTACTTGCATATAGGTTAAAGAGATATTTCTCGCCAAGGACCTTCGTTCTTCCAAAATTCATAGGTGTCTCCGTCCTTTGGGCCATTGTCCTTTGGCTTGATTTGTTGAATTATTTTGTCAGCTTTAGCAGCCTCTCTGGATAAGATCAGATTCTTCCAATCTCGATCAATTCCTTCGATTACAGAATCATCGAAGTTTTTAGTGATTCCGGTCTGGTCAATCGTGATCCATTTAGCGGAGTCCAGTACGAACCAGTTGTTACTGGTCGTTACTCCATATAGGAAAAGTGCCCGTGACTCAGAGAGTTCTCCATGATCGGAGACGAGTCTATCGAATACTAAATTACCAACGTCGATTATGTCCTGCATTACTTATTATACTATGATTGTAGTTCCGGAACCCAGTGAGTTGTGCGGCCATCCGGAGTTTCTTCCCTAACCACTTGATTGCCGAGCGGATCTTGTTTCTGTGCGTATACTTCAAACTCAAACGTGAAACTGCCGGATTCACCATTTACTTGTCGATAGTTTCTGATACTGGCTCCACCCTGTTGGTATGAAGCTCGCATGATCAGTTTTCCCCAATTCCAAAGTTGGCAAATCTCATCCTGCGTTAGGTCTTTTACAAGTCGATACGGCGATATTCTACAACGATACAGCATTTCGCATTTGATGTAGTTACCGACTCCAGCAAAGAGAGATTGGTCCATTAGCGCTTCAGCAACGGTTTTCTTTTGAGCCTTAGGTAGTTCAACTCGTCTAATAAAATCGTACATGCTTGAGGTCTGATCGTTCAACATGTCAAGTCCCAAGCTTGATAACTTCTTTGGCAATTCCTCAAGCTTTGTGAATTTTAAGGTTCCGAACCTACGCTGATCAACGAAATACAGCGAGGTACCGTCCTCAAATCCAATTCTAAAGTGACTGTGAGGTTGTTTATCGGTTGACCAATATCCGCTCATCCCCAGCGTTATCCAGAGACAGGTCTCGTCATTGAATTCCAACCAAATGAATTTGCCCTTAACTCCACCACCGATCACACGAACGGGAACGTCAGGCTTTACTTCAAGGTCCGGAGCTCTTTTTAGGAATCTTCCTCCCAACACTTCAAATTGTGTAATTGTTCTGTTTTGAGAGAATTCCGAAATTCCTTCGTAAACTCTTCTACATTCTGGTCCTTCTGGCATGGGATAAATAACTTTACTAAAATATACCAAAACTTAATGAAGAATTACGTTGCACTATTTGAAAGCTTTGAAGAATCATTCGATGATTTTTACCAAAAACCTGATCCCAAGTCAGATAGATTTTATCATACTGTGTCAAAGGAGTTAATTGAACTCGCTAACCAGTACATGGAGAATCCAAGCAAAATTGACCAGTACTCTGAAAGGTACGCGACTCCGACTAGAATTAGGGATCTACAAGACGATCTAATCGTTGAGATAAACGATACTGCTAGCGAGGACCTTGCACAGGAATTCGCGGACGAATCAGATTCGCTATTGCAGTCTTATGAAGTTTCAGAAATGAATAAAAAGGAGATGTTCGCAAAGGACAATGAGATTCCCGACAATGAAATGGTCGATAAGGAAGTACGTAGAGTGGAATATTCAAGACCTGGCAAGAAAATTACATTACGTCCAGCAAGAACTCAACGTTAATTTCAAGTATAATAGACAAATCCATAAAATATGTACTACTTAGCAAAATTAAGATTTGAGTCGGAAGACGACAACGGTAAAACCAAAAAGATTAGAGAACAGTACTTGGTCGAAGCAAGTTCAGTCGGTGAGGCTGAACAAAAATTGCTCAATCGATTCGGTGAAGGAATTTCGCCATGCCAACTTGAAGCAGTTCAAGAATCCAAGATACTCGGACTAATAGAATAAAGAAAAGGGAGCTAAATGCTCCCTTTTTTATTGTTCAGAGGTTTGTAATAGTTGAACGATTTTAGCCTGGTCTTCAATAGATATCAGGATAGAATCAAAGTCTCCATATCTGGACCTGTATCCAAATGCATATTTTAAGCCAATCCACAACCTCCAAAAAAAACCTGGAGTCGGGCTTAGGTGAATTTCCAACCAAACGTCTTGGTCCTTAGTGTCTTTAATTATAATGAACTGGTGTTCTGGACTGTGACAGTCGCATAGAACCACGTGTTTTTCTAAACTCATCTTTTTACTGGTATTTTTTGAATTATTGCCATTTTGCCAACTGGTGACCACTGTGCCTCTTCGAAGTGTTCAAACTGCTTTGAGTCCCAGATAAAAACTCTTCCCATCTTATTCATTACGCCTAGGGCTGCTCGTTCAGACAGGTTGGGAAAAGTGATTCCTTGTTCAAACTGTGCGATCTTAAATGCTCCACGAAAGGTCGCAGCAACACAGATAGGTGATTCGGATTCTCCGTTTCTGGCAATTATTAGATGAACGTTTTTCGCTCTAGTTGGACTCGGCATTGAAGTGCTCTGGAAATTTTTGAGTTAGGGCCTCAAGTACAGATTCATCAGATTCATTTTGACTGACCATATCGTGGGCCAGATCGAACATGTCGACGCTGACTGGATTGCCGATTATTGCATCAATCTTTCTGGAGACCGTGTACTTTGGACCGTTCTTTTTCATTAAATCAGCTAGCGCCTTGGGTTCTGGTACGTAATACTTATTAAAGCTCATACCATTATTATACTAAATTCTAGGAAAAGGATTATAGATCTAGTATTTTAACTAGGATTCAAGCAGTCTAGAATAAATAACCTAAAATATTCTTATAACAAATGAGCTTTACAATTCATCCATTTTGCGAAAATGGATCTAGCGTTCCTAGAAACTGCGTTCATGCTGGACCGGTTTCACTAGGACTATTACCAAAAGACTACAAGGCTGATGCAGCTCAACTCTGGCGAGCAGGTATTAATCCAAGCACACACTTGTTGGTCGCTTCTACTACCTTTTCTAGAGGACTCGTTGGAAGTGCGGCAACCTCAACCCCAAGGTATTGGTGGATTTCTGGGCCAGTCAATGATCAAGCAACCCTTGAAGCCAAGGTCAAAGAGGTGGTGGGTCGTCTTCCGGAAAGGGCCCCAAACAACTACGTACCTTTTTCCGATTACGCGACTGCATACGACTGGGCAAAGTCGAACGGCTATGCTCTGATCAACTGTAATTATCCAGACTATCGATTGGGAGACTATGATTCGACTACCGAATCGCTAATCAATATTGAAGCTGGATTCTTACCGTCATACGACGGATCTCGACTCCATCTTCGTAACTTGGCGAATCCGACCGCAAGCGTTGGATTCGGAACAAACAATCCATACGCAGTACCACATGATGCAATTAACCTATCGTCGATTGCGGCCCTCGGTTCTCTAGATACTGGAATCGGGACAGAAGGAGGAATTACTTTAGGGCCAGGCCGCATCACTCAAACATCGAATCCTATTGTAGGTGGAATAAACGCTGGTGTAATTTTTGAAACAATCGTTCAGACTCCTGATACACTTGTTGCTACAGAATTCATTCTATTAGAGGCAAGAGATGCATCAAACGTAACTCTATTTGAGTTAGGCTGGAACAACTCTGTTGGATTTCATATAAAATTCGGAGGCATCGTTGCCTACTCTGAATCACCAATAAGTCCAACACCTCCAGCCCCCGGTAAGTACTATTTCTGTGCAGCTATACCAAGCGCACAGACCGCCTCGGCACCGGTCACCCTATGGTCCAATACAGGATCTTTCAGTTTAGCTGAAGTAGGCGGCGGCCTTTCGTGGAGCACATCGAGCGTAAGATTTGCGTTCGGTTCGAGAAACAACGGGACCGGCCAGGTTGATAGATTTTACTCAGCAAAGGTTCACAATATCACTTCCACATGGAACCAGGCGTATGCTGACGATTTTAGAAACCAGAACTGGCCAATCGTACAGACTCTTTACGGAATATAATAAGTCAAGTAACTTAAATTCAATAATCAATAAGAACGGATTCTCTAGTCGAGAATCCGTTTTCTGTTAGAAAGGACTTAATATCTAAGAACCTGTAATTGGTTGTGCACTTAGTGAGTTCGTCCCTGACTGCAAGGTACGTGTGATTTAGACTGGTGACGTAAACGCCGGTGATTCGATACTGGAGCGACTCTTTAAAGAGTTCAAGTCCAATTAGAGGTATGCCGTCTCTCATTGTGGAAGTTTCCTAAAACACCAGCGAAAGTAGATAGAGAGCCCAAAGAAGAGTGCCGCTATACAGTACAAAACGAAATTCGCTCTCCACAAACTGCCAGTTGACTGGATCAGCCAATACTGAACCACGTCGAATCCGAACGGATTGAAGAACAGAGCTATCATCATGCACCAAGTGGCTAGATTGCCCATTAGGGTTTTTCTCCAGGTAACGACTCTCACTTTCCATATAGTTTTATTGTTTCTAGATCAGGGTGTGGCCGTGATCACGGAAATTTAATCTAATTTCAGGCTTATTTATTACCACTTCGCTTGCTCTCCAATATCGGGCAGCGCACAGTGAAATCCAACAAGCCTGGTCTTGGCTTCAAGAAAACAGCCGCAGACTCCACACTGTGTTAGCGTTGGGCTAAAGTGTTCGCAGGCTTTACATATTTCCATACGGCGATTCTTTTCAGCTTCACTAACAAAAACTTTGTCCATGATTCGGCTTAGGACTGTTGCTTTTGGAGCCTGGTTATTTGAACCGCATCCGCAATTTTGGGTTGTCTCAGTTGACATTATGGTTTTAGACTATTTCTAAGAATCTTGTATCATTGAATTCCAAGTAGTTTTCAAGCAAGCTTTCAAATTGCTCACGATACTTGAGAACCGCAAGATCCTTGGCCTTGGCCTCGACCTCAATGTCGATAGTTAAGCCATAGTTATTTATTTTCTCGTAAACATGATCAGCATGAGAGCGCGCAATGACTGATGCGTCCTCAAATGTTTTCTTACAACTTGAGTAATGAGTTAAGGGCGTGTGACCGTGCCAAGTTGTGTAGGCTAGACGTAGTGCAGCCTCCTCGGTGAGATCGCCGGTATTGAAACGATGATGATGAAAATCGAATGTGATTGGTGTACCGATCTGTAGATAAATCATTTGATATAGATCAGCAACCGAGTATTGGGCAGCCTTGTCATCGTTCTCAACGACCAGCCTAGACTTGGTGTTTGGCTTTAGCAACTGAAAGTTTTCGCAAAAACGTTGAGCGGCTGATGCCTTGTCACCGTAAGTACCGCCGACATGAATGTTGATTGGAAAACCTACGTTTACGGGTAAGCCCATAAGATCCATGATTTCACAGTGCTGATCCAAATCCTTGATGGTTTTTGTAACCACCGATTGAGTTGGAGATGGCAAGACATCGAACTGGCCAGGATGCATTGAAATACGCATACCGTTGGCTAGTGCAAAGCGGCCGATTGCCTGCATGTCCGGCAGAATTTCGGAAAAATTCGGAAGCTGTTGAATTTCGTACTCTGACATCCAAGGAAAAATATCACTTGACATTCGATACACGTAAATGCCGTTTGCCAGATTCCATTCTAGTATTTTAAGAATGTCCTTGACGTTTTGATGAGCAAGCTCGCCACAGTACAAAGGACCCTTCTCCTGAAAGGTCCTCTTTATCATACCGCGATTAGCGGTAATTTTTTGATCAGCTAGTGATAGATTAATACAGCAATAGCCGAGTCTTACATTGTTAGATACCATGTAGTTAATTTACTAAAAACTGACCAAGAATATCAATTTAGTTATTATTAATTGTGTAATTATGAGTTGCTGAACGAATTACACGAATCACATCGAGTGCGTCCTGACACGCATCATGAGTAACTTCTCCAGGCAAGTCGAATCTTTTCAAGCACATATTCAAGTTAGGTAAGCTATCATCTTCTTTCCAATCGGTGCACAGAATGGCTGGATCAATGATTCGCTGTCTCATTTGAATGCATGAACCCCAACCTGGTAGCTTTTGTAAAAAGAGCTTGTCAAATGTTGCAAAGTTCTTGCCGGCTGCATTGATCTTGACTGCTCCAGTGGATTCCATTTTAAAACCGTTTGCCATCAACCACATTTGAAGTTGCTTGGCTGCAAGTGCGGCTGGAATAATATTGTTGGCTTTGCGATACTCAATACGATCGTCCTTGCTCAATCCTTCCATGCCAGATAAGATCTTTAAGATCCATGAATTCATGCTTAGAGCAGTCGGCTGACCTGAATATTTCTCATGCTCAAGTATGCACATGAATTTTGGAAGTTCTTCAAGCGGTTTTGGATCGGCAGTGTCTTCGATTACTGCTCCGATTTGTAAAATTTGACAGGTCTCTGAGTCGAGACCTGTCGTTTCAATATCAATTGATACGTATTTCATTATTTCTTAAATTCTATTTTCTCAATGATTAGATCACCTGTGTGCTTGCCGTTGTGCTTGTATATTTGGATCTTATTCGTATGAGAGTAAGGAACCTCGTACTCAAAAACAAAGGTTGGGCGACCGGCTTTAGTTAGTGGAGTGCAACAGCCTTTCGGGCAGCTTTCGCCGGACATTTTATGGTCAGTTCCAAAAAAGGTCATGTAACCTACAAACTCATTATCACTTGTACTAAATTCATTTTGATTATTAAGATAGACTTCATAAACTCCATGAGGTAGTTTAGTGTACGATACAGTTAAGACCAATTTAACGGTTTTCGGATGATTGCCGGTCAACTTAAGTTGAGTCACCGCATCCGTAATTTGACTGTTTATCTTAATCGGCTCAGCTGAAGTTGCCAATACGGTTTCAGGATAAGAACTTACTCGTGGTGAAGAAGCTTTGGGCTGAACCTTAGCATCATCGAAATCGTAATCCATTTTGTAAATGATGTCCATTACTTGTTCAAGGGTATAGGTAACTTTCTTGCCGTTCTCGTCAAAGAACACATAAGACCATTCAAATTCTCTAAGCTCTTCTAGAGTTACAGGCTTGCCGTTTTCAGAATTGGTCCATTGTTGCCAGATTCTGTCTATTTGAGAATGATGAGTCCAAAAAACTGGATCGAAACCTGCAGTTGGTACCCAACCCATTATGCCGGTGTTGGTGATAGAATTGGTTATTGGATTATTGAATTTTAAAGTTCCAGTAGTGTCATTACCTGCACCAATGTAATCGTGCATTGCACCATGTGGAGCAGCATTGATTTGATAGCAAAAATCCTTATAGTTAGTTCGCTTCATTAGGTTAGTTAAATCAAGTGCTCTTTCAATTTCTCCGCTAATTGGTTGACCTGCATTAAGCGCATCATATCTGCAAGCTTCATAGGCTCCGTTTCCTGGAGTTCTGAATACCTCTTGTAGAACTTTATTATCAGAGTTGGGTCCAGAATAATCCCAGTAAGGTAAAGTGAATTCATTATAGCCTGATAATTTACGAACTATTTTCTCAAAGTGCCAAATGTAGAGTCTATGCCAAACCAAGAAGTGTAGTTTCTCCTTGCCGCTTGGTGAGTGAGTGCAATTATCCCATGCCTCTTTTAGATCAGCGACCGTATGATATGAACTGCATAATTTATTGTCAGCGAGAGTGTCCGGAATCCAGTGAATTGCCCCTTGATAGTACCAACTTAATGGATCTGAACAGTCCTTTGCTCTCATGATTTTTAAGGCTTTATCAAGGGCTTCAAGATCCTTTTTTGCTTCTGGTGAGTGAACTTCATGTCTCACGTAACGGTGAGTTGAATTTGAGTGCCATACGTAAGCGGCTGCTAAGATAGCCATGATTACAATAGCAATTGTCAGTTTAATAGATTTTGTCATGTGTATTTTATTTTTTAATTTTTATAGATCAAAAGGTAAGTCATCATCGCTCCAATCCTTATCAACCTTTGCGGTTGATTTCTTTGGGCCAGTATCAATACCTAGGCTACGGAAGATTTCATCGTCATCATCGTCCTCTTCTACCTGTTTGCCCTTAACCGCGGCACGTTGCTGACCGCTGATTCGATAGGCTTCCAAAGTATTGAAGTACTTGGTTTGACCTGACTTGTCTGTCCAGTCTCGACCCTTGACGTCAAACGCAACTGCAACAGTATCACCAACTCCATAAGAGTCAATCATGTCACACTTGTCTTGAACAAGTCCGAAAACTACTTTTTGTGGGTACTTATCTCCCGTTTCAATAACGAACTCTCTTTTGCGAAAGCCCTTGTTAAAAGTCTGTGATGGGAATATTTCAATGATTATCCCGGTTAATTCAAATGCCATATTAAAAGTCTGGGTTAGTTATTCGTATATCGTAATTTGTAAAATTCTCAAAGTCCTTGCGATCCGCCTCTATTCTGCGATCCACCGAATCTCCTGGCATGTTACGAGTCGCCATTCTCTCACGTCTGATCTCTTCTTCAATATCAATGAAGATGACGAATGATTTTTTACGTGAGTCCTCGTCCAAATGAGCTAGACCCGAAGGAGTCATGATGAACACATCATCGTAATCGAACTGATCTCTTGAAGTTCCGTAGATCCAACCATTGAATTCAACGTACTCATAGAAGTCATCATTCTTAATCATTTCTTGAGCCTCTTCCTGAGAAATGAAGATGTAATCAACGTTATCAATTTCGCCTTCCCTAGGAGGACGAGTTGTGTAACTAATTGCGTATCTAAAGCCTCTAGCTTCAAATTTTTTGCGGATGTAGTCTTTACCGCTTGCGGCACGGCCGACTAGGATTATTCTTTTATGCATGTATAATTAAAATTCTCTTTTCTGTCCGTGAACTACTTTTATTACTGGAAATCTTAATGAGTGATCTCCGCGCTGGTCTGTAGTTTCTTCAAAATACTGAACGGTTATTGTTTTACCTAAAATTTCATTTGGGTTTTGATGATAGAATCGTCTTTGGTCAAGAGAGAAACCTGAACCAACTCTAACTTGATTACCTTTGTGCTCAATGATTACTGCCTTTAACATCACCTCTTCAATCTCACGACCGTTTTCAATAACTCGGTGGACATCGCTCTCGTGATCAATCACAACGTACTCAGCATCGTGCATCTTTTTAACCTTAAGTAAATTCTTTGAACGCTTGCCCTCATAACCAACATCCTTACGAATCATTATGCCCTCATAACCTAAGTTGGTTGCATCCGCCACCATTTCTTCAAAGTGCTCTCTGCTTGAGACTTGAATTTGTACAAGAGGAGCTACGCACTTGAGATCAGAATGAAGGCTGAAAAAGACTCCAAGCTGAAGTAGCCTAGTAGAGAGAGGAATTTCTCCAGACTGGTTATTGAACTCCTCGGCTTGAAGCATGTCGAACACATAATACATTGGGTTCTGGATAGTATGATCCTTACGACCAATCTCCTTGATGATTCCTTGAAAATCTTCAAGTCCACCATCCTTCATGATGCAAACTTCTCCATCCAATACAACGGATCTAAGATTTAGGCTCTTCAATTCTTCAGCTAGAACGTCAAGGGTTAAAAACTCGTTTCCTGCTCTAGAATAAAACTTAATGTCTCCGTTTTCATCAATTACGGCAATGCATCGGACTCCATCAAGCTTACGACTGGCCCACCATTCGCCTGAGTCAAAATTAACCTTTTTCTCATTGCCTTCGAACTTTTCAGCTAGGGCAACATCGAATGTTGGAACCGTTCCTGGCATAACAGAATTGATTAGGGTTGTAGTTGCTCGGGTCTTTAAGTTACGATCTATCACATCATAGATCACATCTGCGAACTCCTTATTCTTTTCAATAAATCCATTCACGGATTGAATTGCAGAGTGACCAGTCACACGACGTTCGTTCAGATCATCGAGTAGGCTGAATAGGTCATCATAGTTATCGAAACTAAGATCTTGACGCTTCTTCAAGTTATCTGAGGTAACGTAGTATTGTTTGAAAGGAGAGTACACGTATTCAAATAACTTTCTGAGCACGGGCGAGTCATACTTTTGCAAAATCGACTTCTTATCGTTGGTTGATGAAGTTGCTTTCATTTCCTCAATGAAATTGACAACTGTTTGAAAATCTTGGTTTTTCATATAGGTTATTATACTAAACAAAAAAAGCCGCTGTCGCGGCTTTTAAAGAATAATTGTGTTTAATTAGCTAGGATTTATTGGAGAGTTTTCATCTGCCTCTTGCTTTGCAAGCTCGTCCTTTTTTGCCTCTTCGATTTTTAACTGATTAATGATTTGATCAAGCTGCTTCATTTCCATTACTGGACCGTTTAGAGCGATCGCAATTCTGAAAACGCGTTGAGCTGATTCAAGGCCAGAACCTTCGTACTTGTTAAGTAGGATTGCGGCAGCTTCGATTGCGGCAGCTTGCATCTCTACTGATCCAGTAGATTCCATTTTTTCAGCTTTTTCCTGTTCAAGTCTAGCAACTGCGGCTGATACTCCCATGAAACAGTTCATTAACATGAATGCTTCGTTTGGTCCGGTGAATGTGAACTTACCTGAGTTACATGAATTCTTGATCCATTTTAAGTCAGCAATATCTAACTTGATTGGATAGAATCCAGTTCTGCGTGCAATTAACATGTCCAATGCAGACTGTTCAGCTTGCGAACCTTCAGGAGAACCGTTACCGATTTCCTTCATGAACTCTTCGTCCAGGCTAAATTCTGATTCAGGTTGAGTTTCTTCAACCGCATTTTCAACAACATCAACTGCTGTTTCTTCGGCAACCAATGTGTCGGTTAATAATTCTTGAGTGTTTTCCATTTGAATAAAATTTTGATTTTAATAGATAATTCTACTCAAATGGATGAATAAGTTTTAGGAAAGGCGATCTAATATTATTAATTGAGATCTAGAGACTTTGCCGTATGCCTCCTTGATATTGATGAATCCTGCCCAATCAATCTCTTCTTTTTGTAATTGAGATTTTGGAACGGCTAGTGAGTCTAGCCCGATTTCAGAAAGATCTGATATTCTACAAACGAAATAGTGTAGAGAATGTTGGTATTTACCGTCTTTGTTAAAAATGTCTATTGACTCGACTTGCGGATCTAATTTATCGGGTGAAAGTTCGATTCCAGTCTCCTCACGAAGTTCTCTAAGCGCTGCATCAAGAAGGTCCTCGCCCTCCTCAACTCCTCCCTTGGGAATTCCCATGATGGGCTTGACCCAACTGCCATTTGCTGGATGAACCAGTAGAATTTTGTTATCGTAAACGATAGCGACTCCAGCTCCATTCCAGTTCTTCTTTTTCTCGTTCAAAAAATCTGAAAATGTTTTAATCATTCTTGACAAATGTTTGGCGGTACTTTGCATCAAGCACCTCTTCCCTTCGCTTAACGCTAGGTTTTTTAAATTCTTTACGCGCACGAAGTTCTCGAACTGTACCTACTTGTTCGAATTTTCTTTTTAGGACCTTTAGCGCTCTGTCTAATGATCCATGGTCCTTTACGTTTATTATTAGCATATTATTGCTCTTTATAAGGTTTAAGTAGACTTGAGAGTTGAGTCTTTATCTTTTCAGCTTCAGCAGGTAAGGTTGAAGTGCCAACACCGCTAATATCTTCAGGTAAGGTGTCTCCATTTTCGTCTCTTTTGTAAAGAGTCAAAATGCGACCGATCGCTGTAACTTTAGTAGTATCGTCGTCAGCTGTCGCAAATTGATTTACGTACCCATTTAATACCTTTTGAACATTTTTTAAATTATCAAGATCGACCCAACCGTCAAGTTCATTGACTAAATATTTAACATTTGATTGTAATTCAGAGTCCGTGTAGACTTTAGCATTAGCACCAGCTGGCTGACCTTGAGCCGCTTGAGCAGTCGTAGCTGAAAGTTTAACACTACCTTTTACAGGCTTAAGATCAGAACCTATTTGGTATTGCAAAGTTACCATCGGTCTATTGTCATCGTGATTGATTGTCACAGTGTACGTACCTGCCGCTTTACGAGTAGCCACATCATCGACTAATTGATTCCATTGGTTTACGTAATTTGGGTCAGTTTTTCCGCCCAACACCTTTTTAACGCCATCCTCAGTTTGCATGTCCGGAGCAGCTTCATTCACGACATCAATGCTTTCGGTTACAAGGTATCCGTATTTTTTCTGTTCAGCTAATGTTGCGTAATTGTTTAAGTTAATCATTGTATACTTTATTAATTTTTATTAGAATCCTGGGTCAGCTTTAGCGGCAGCTTTAGGTTTAGTTGCTGCAGGTTTAGCGGCAGCTTGTGAAGCGCTTCCAGTTTTTGCAGCAGGTGCTTGAACCTTTGCAATCTGATCAGCGGTTACTCCAGCAAGAGCAGTTTTTAATTTAGCGTCAACGTCTGCTGTGATTTCTGCAACGTCTACATTTGTGCCGATTAATGATCCGATCGCGGACGCAGTAGCATCTCCGTATTTTCCGTCCGCTCCGCCCTTTGTTTTAATTTTATCCGCGGAAGGTCCACCCTTAGCGATGATTGTTTTCTGTAAGTCTTGCACCTTTTGATCAAACGCTGAACTTTTCTTAAGACCAACATACTGGGGAGCAGTATTAGAAGCGCCTGATGCTCCAGCAGTTCCAGCAGTTCCAGCGGTTCCAGCCGAACTCGCAGAGGCCGAAGTGCTTGGTTGGCTAGCAGGCGCGGCAGCAGTCTCAGCTTTCATTGCAAGGTCAACGGTTAATCCGTTTAGAGGAACTTTCATTGGCTTAGGCGGATCAAGCGTCATTGCTTTTTCTTGCTCAACGTTCCATGCATAAACTGTTCCGCCTGACGCAACCGTAGATTTTGCCTGGGCTGGAAATTTCTTGACATCATAATTGAGCTCAGAAGCTTTTGCATCAGTGGTTGAAGGAGAACCAAGCCTCTTGAAAATAAAAGTCTCGGTTGCTTTTTCTCTTTTTAAGAAACCTGCCTGTCTGTGCTTGCCAGTTTCAATGAACGCGATCGATGTTGAATTTGTACTTGTAAAAGTTTGGCCAGCTATGTCAGCACTAGTCGTTTTATCTGAATACCAGTTCTGAAATTCTTGATTGCTTACAAGATGATCTAGCGCGCTCTTTGCTGGATTTGCATCGCTTATCGTATCATTATCGCTAGTTGCTTTAAGAACAACTGTAAATCTAGCAAGTTCGCCAGTCTTTGGAGTTTCCTTAGTTACTGATCCGCCTGATATGGCTTTTTCTGAAACTTGCGAAGATTGATTTTTAAAATCTTCAAATGTTTTAACAAATGTCATTCGTTTATAGTAATTTTAGTTATTTATAGAGGTGAATCCGAATCCCTTTGTTTTAAAAAGGCTCTCATCTGTTGTTTGAGCCGACTTAGGTAGTGGAATTTCTGGCATATTTCCAGAATCTAGCATCTCTTCAGTTTGTTTAATAGCTCGATCAGCTTCTTCTTGTGTCCATGTACCGTTCTTAACGAATCGGTCAGCGACCTCCTTCATTCTAGAAACATCTGAACTGTTTACGCTAACCACTCCGTGCTCAGCATCCCAAACATCAGATAGTGCAAGTTGCGTAACTGGATCAAGTCCATCGATTGCTTTTTGTGCACCAATGCTTGTGTCAAGATTCATTGATTTAAGAATTTTTTGACTGTATTCAGTAGTATTATCTTGGAATTTTTGTCTGGCCTTTGGATCGTCTCCCACGTTAAAGGTTCCTCCCAAATTAGCAGTTGAGCCTGGATAATCTGCAACATGGGCAGATACTGTTGCTGAGTTAGCAGCGGCAAGCATTCCACAATCAGCTTTACCCTTTTTAGCCTTTAGTGTCTCTTTTAATTTCTTGTTCTTTTCTAATTCTTGTGCAACTAGTGCATCTAATTGAGCTGGGTCTTGAGTTGATTCAGCTGGTTGAGCTTGAGTAGCTACAGGTTCGTCCGCTTCATTTACAGCCGGTTGGAAAGCTGCCTCCATGCCTTTTGCTGCAAGCTTAGTAGTCGCAGTTGCAACTGAGGTACTCATCTTATTTGCTCCAACTTCTACTAAACACTCAAGATTTCCAAATTGTTGCCACACTAATCTAGATAAGAAGCTTATGACTCTACGTAAAGGAATTGCTCGCATTGCCATGGTACGGCCTAGGCCTTCCATTGTTTTTGCAACTTTGATTGTTTCATCCATGTGCTTAACTCCCTCAACAAAGGCTTTAGGTCTAGCTACAAATGGTGTGAACGCTTTAATTTCAGCTTTACTCAGATTTTTAGATAGTTGAGGATCAGTTAAGAAAGTCTCAAAGAACTTCTTAACACCGGCCTCATCTCCCTTTCTTGCCATTGCGATTAAATCAGCGCTACCTGGTCTCCAACCCAAATCAGCAAGCCTCTTTGCTAGGGCTTTATCCTTTAGTATCGCGTCCGCGCTTAGTTTCGCTTGTCCAATTATTTCATTCTCCATTTTAGCTGCGATCCAGATTTCCTGTTCGGCGTCCGACAGTTTTGAAATTCGATTCTTAAAAATGTCGGTCTTTGTAACGACACCGCGAAGGTCTCCAAGATAACCGGTTGCATTCAAGTATTTGTCAACTATCGCGTTATCAAAGTCAGTTAACTTCTTTTTAATCTCAACGCCTATTTCGTTTCCTTTTTTGCCAGCAGCAATTGCGTCCGCTTGTGCTTGTTTAATTAGTGCACTTTTTTCTCCCTGTGTAGCAGTTTTGGCCTGCGTAACTAGGTCATCCGACGCTTTAGCAATTGAGTCACCTTCAGCTCCAGCAAGAACCTTAGATGCTGAATCGAAGTTCTTTCCCCATAAGTTTATGTTGGCTGCAAGCTTATCAACGAACTGTGGAATCTTAGCTGTGTATTTCTTAGCAGTTCCAAAAGTTGCGAGGTTGATTGCTTTCTCAACGAAACCTGCTATTAATTTAATGATGCTTACACCAGATCCTACTAGAAAACTTGCAATGTTCTTAAACATGCTTACAACATTATCAAGTAGACTTTTTCCTCCAATTTTGATTAGCTCTTCCTTTGAATTTATTATAACTTTCTCAAGGGCAACTGCACTTGAGCTTGATCTAAATAAAATAGGAGCTATTTTGTTTATGATCGGTGCAGCAGGTTTAAGAAATTTAGTAGCAATCGCGTTTACTTTACTTACATCAACTGCTGAAAGTAAGCTAAGTATCATTGAGAACCAATCTTTCTTGTAGAGAGAAATTATTGCAGATAATACGTTCGCAACAATATCGATTGGGAAACCTGCCCAAGTGAATGGAACAATACCGATAACGTCTAGGACAAGACGAATGATATTTAGAGTCATCTCAACTGGGTCTGGATCGGCTACCATGCCTTTAATGAAACTCCAAACCGTTCCAAGTAAACTCTCGTCAATTGTTTGAAGAGTTGCTAAGTATTCTCCACTTTCACGTAGAGCAACGGTATCGTAACCCGCTCTAACTAAAAAGTCTTCTTTTTGAATGATATCGTTAATATCTTCAATGTGTTCTAGTAAAAAAAGTTGGTGATCTAATTTGGCTTGAGAAACGGCCTCATCTACTGGAAGATTAAAGAAATCGTCCATTTTTGACCAGTCGGTTCTTTCAAGTGCCTCAAAGAATGCCTCTGGGATATTTTCAAAATACTTAACGAGTCTGTCAAGATTCTGATTATTTTCGTTTATGGAATTAAAGTACTCCTCTGCTGAAACTACATATTGCATTTATAAGTTTGCGTAATTTCTTATTATTTATTCTCTAACCTGGGTTAAAGTTGGTCGGCACAGTGTCTAAGTATTTTCAAATAGTCCTTTCTGGAGCACTCGGCTAGAAACTTACAGATTTCCCAAAAGTCTTCAACCGTTTCGAACGTCATTGCTGGATGTTGACCCCATTTATATGAAACTGGAATTGTCCCGAATATGATGGATTCGTAAACTCTGGCAGGAATGAATTTTTCCTTTAAATAAAGATCCTTACTTACGTTTACCGATACCATTGAATATGAGAAATGCTCCCAAATAAATTCACGGTCCTCTCTAGGAATTAGAGATACTTTATCCAGTTTGCCTATCCAGTTCTCAAGAGATAGATCACTTTTTGCAGCAACTGACATCGTGAATGGAGTACCATCAAACATTTGAGCCTGGTCAACGGACTGAATAATATCGTTTATGATTGGATTTTTAGAATGACCTTCTTTGTAATTATCAAATGAAAGGTTTCCATAGTATATCAAATTTGTAGGCTTTGACTCTGTTGAATTTTCATGAATTCTTAAGCAATCATCAATAAAGGCTTTGCTCATTCCAGGCATTGTAATTGATGGAATTTCGCGGCTAAGTCCAAGCTCTTTGATTGTAGATAAGAAAGATTCGCTTAGTGAAAGATCTGTGTCAATGATTACAATATCAGCCGGATCATATCCTACTTCTAAAGCCGTTGTAATAATGTCTTCAAAAATCTTAGCATCTTTCAACTTTTTCTGTAGAGTTGAAAGATTCCTGAATCTGGCTTTCAAGAATATCTTATCATATTCACGGTTTGTTATCTTTTCCATAACCTCAGGCCAGGCAATCTGATAGTTATTGATTAGCTTTCTTGTGTATTCAGTCATGAGCACTCCCAGATTATCGTTTGGAAAAACTGGATCGATTGAGCCGCTTGTGTACTTATCGCTAATGTAGTTCAAGAAATCAAATTGATCAACTTTGAATTTTTCAGACAGGGAGTCAATTAATCCAATTTGATAAAATGTATGACCTGGGATATTCGTATCGAATATTCCTAATTCGCCAAAATAGGCATAGAGTGATTTACTTGATTTCTTTTCCATTGTAAGTATTTTACTAGAACTCCATCATTGGGTTCTATGTCTAATCGGTTTTCATAAAAAATATCCCAAGAATCTGCAGCGTATTGTCCAATGCCGTACAGTTCCTTGGGATGTTGCCAATCCTTATCAATCCAGTCAAAGCTGAATTTAATTAGAGTTTTCGCTCGTCTGTTATAAAAGCCTAGGGGTTTAAGAAGCTGCGAAAGTTCAGATGGGTCAGCCGTTGACATTTCAACCGCATCTGGATAACGACGAAAGAGTTCATCACGAACTCTATCGACCTGAACTCTTCGAGTGCAGTTAAGCAAGATGCAACACACTTGTGATTTCCAAGGGTCGCTATGATAAATTTCTTGCAATAACTCGTACGGGCTCATTATACCTTTTTAAATCCAGCAAAGTGAGTAATGAAGTGCTTACCATTTGCGGTTCTTGGGTTAACGAAGATTCTGTCAAAATTATTTCCGAAAATTTCCATGATCTCATTGAATTTAGATGCACGATTTTCAAGTAACCAACTGTAATGGAAATGGTATTCAACGATGAATAACTTCAATTGATCGAAACTTTCCTTGTTGATTGCCTTGATCATATCGTATTCTAGCCCCTCAATGTCCATCTTGATGCAGGTGATTCCCTTTTCCTTAATGATTGTGTTAATATTCTCAGCCGGAACGGTTGTGACCTGACGGCCTCGGATTGGATGGACACTATGCTTACCTGAATCCTGAGATAAGAAGAATTCTACGGATTCAGAATCGTCTGCAACGATTGCTTTCTCGATTATCTCACAACGCTCTTGTACATGATTCATTTCAATATTTTGCTGAGCAAACTCAACGTTATTATGAAACGGCTCGTACGAATAAACTTTTTGAATTCTTGGAAATTGAGTTAGCAAACGAGTTGCAAATATTCCAATGTGACCGCCTGCGTCTAACCAAACGTCTTCCTCGTTTAAATCCTCAAGAGTCAATGGACCGCCTGGGTTTTGAGCATAATGAGGTATGAACAGAGGTTTGAAATACTCTCCACCGGTAGGTTTAGTTGAGATGTTTTGAGAAACATTGAATTTTATCTCGTCCTCAGATCTAACTAGGAATTGATATTCGTGATATTTAGTTTTCTTTTCGAAAACTTGAAGGGTTCCATTAATTCGAGCCTCTTCGATTGAGCATAGTACGTCAGCCATTTTGCATTGTCTTTAGATGATATTATACTAAAGATTATGCGCTTTGGTCTAGAGTAACGTCCTTTTCTTTAATCGAAAGTTCTTCTGGATTTTCAGGATTTGGGCCGGATTGTTGATAGTCCTTGTATTTAGAAGAGTCAATCTTTTCAATCTCTTCAGGCTTAACTGATTTGTACTTGTTGTCAGAGCCCATCACCTTGTAAGTTTTACCAACTGAATCAATTCCTACAATTGTTGCAGACTGACCTGATTTCAACATGACACGTTGGCCAGTTGCGTACTTAGCGGCAGTTGGGGAAACTAGCGTGATGTCCTCGGACTCACTCAAGCTTTTTTTTTGGACTGATCAACTAGGATGTACTGATTCTTTAGAGCATTAACGTTCTTTTCAATTGACATTCTAAGTTCGTTTAATTTCTCTTTATTATCAGCAGAGATTGTTGTATCTGATAAAGCTTCATTGATTTGAGAAATAGTTTTTTCTAATTTCTCTAAGTTCGCTTCAATCACTGATTTCTCTGAATTAAGTTCCTTGATTTTAGCATCTCTTTCTTCTAATTGAATTGAATATAGTTCGCTAACATCATACTTGAAATTCTCCATTACGTAATTGTGGAAAGTTAAGTCCTTCATCTTCTTAAGAATACGAGTGTCTCCTAATTTTTCAAAAACGAAAATATTTTCGCCAAGATTCAAAACGATTGAATTTCTTCCAAGTCTTTCGTTGATGATTGTTTTGCCGAATTCGATATTAACAATAAGATCTAAATTATCAAAGATCTTGGTAAGAGCTCTACGGATGTCAAGTGATTCCATTACGAAAAGTTCGGTCAATCTAACGTTGTCTAAATTCTCAACAACTGCACCATTCAACTTAAGGTTTAATGTGCCGTTCTCGTTAATTCCGAATGCAACAGTTATATTATTACCTTTGGCAACGATATCTGAACCTGATTCTTTAAAGTTCAAGAATCTAAAAGCTTCACAGATTTCAAAGAATTCAGGAAATTCTTGAGCATCTTCCGCTGTTACTTGAGCAGGATCCTCATTTTCTGAAACTTTAATGAATTTATTATCGATGAAAATTAATGCATCGCTTTCTGTAACCTTGTAAAAAGGAGCAACGATTGGTTTTACTTGAGCGTCACCATTGCCGATTCCCAAATTAAAGGTTCCATCAGTTTTTGCCTCTAGCATGCTTACTGTGTTAATAAGTCTACTAACTACTGGCAAATTAGCAAAAGAACGCAATTTCATTTTGATACCGTCTGACGTTTCAATTCCTTCTAATACTGCTTGCTCAAGAAGAGCGCATGCATCTTTGTAAAGAACTGGACCAGCCAATCTCATTTCAAAAACAGCATTTAATACTTCTAACTTTACACGATTGTTATTAACGTATGTTGAAAGTTCTTCCAAAATTCCAGCAACTGTTTTATCATAAGCGAACTTAGAAAGACCTTCGTACACGAAACCTAATGCTCTGTACTCTGGCATAGAATTGACAGCTTCTTCCAATCTAGCAACAGTATGCTTGAAAACTGGATCTCCATAAGTTTCAGATTCTTTGATAGCTTGAAGTTTGATCTTTAGACCAGCTTCTTTAGCCATGTTCTGAAGACTTGCGGTTGGCTTTTCAGCCATTTTCTTAAATTTAGCAACGACTTCCTTGATGTTTTCGTTTACCATCTCAGTAGCAAATTGCTCCAGAGTTTCTAGAGAATTTTCTAAGATTTGATCAGGTGCAACACCCAACATAAGTGAATTGTTGATTGATTCAAGCACAACCTTTGCGGCAATGCTAGAATTTATGCTCGGATTAGATTTGAGCTCAGTTGTTAGTTCTTGTATGAGACCGTTCATTGAAACGCTTGTCTTTTTTTATTATTTATCAGCTTGTATCGCTAAGTTTATTTATCTGCAGATACTGGAGTTATTTATTCATCAGAGCTAATCTAAGTGAATTGGTTATCTTCGTGGCCCTCCTCCTGCATTTGGATTTCTTGGACCTTGCGATCTGCGAGTAGTCGTAGGAACCGGGTCCTCTTGGATGATATTCACTAGACTAACGTTTTCAGTGTCAACGTTTACGAATACTACGTCAGCATAAGGATTCAATTGTCCAGCAATTGGATTTATTGACCTAATCGTCTCTAGTTGAGGAGCTTCGACCGCTGGCCCTAAAAAGCTTCTGCTGCTTGTGAGTCGTTTATTTAGAGCAGCATTAGTTGTCTCTAGCGAGGAGATCTTCTCCCTCAGTTCAGAAATAATCGTTTGAGGATCATTTAGAAGTGCATTTTGAGCGGCTTCATTTGCTCTTAACACCGTTGAGTATTGTGATGAAGGTAACCATCGACCTGTATACAATAAGGTTTCAGTACCATCCTCACCAATTAAAGAAATAAACATTGTTGTGTCGGTTGACTCAAGAATTTTCTTTGCCTGATCCTTAGGTATTCTGAATGCCAATTGACCTTTACTAGGATCTACGTAAGCAGGATCAGTAAGTCCGTTATAAACAAATTTCGAATCTGACCCAAATGTCAATGTGAATGTTGAATTATTGTTCAAGTTAGCCGGAGTTTGAATCGCTGGATTTATCGGATTCTTTTCATATACTGTGATCTTAAAAAAGTTATCAGTCGGATCGATTGGAATAATTAATTCTCCCTGTCCAAAAATAACCTCCATTGAACCGTCTCCGTATTTGAGTAGAGCATTCTTTTGACTTATTTGAATGTTCGCCTGTTTATAAAATACTGGAACTCCAACCTTAACCTCTTTTTCTATCACAGTAGGAGCAGCGACCATTTGAGAAGTCGCAGCTGCTGGTGCTTTACCTCCAGTAAATAAGTTAGAGATTTCAAGGTTCTTTTGAATGATTCTATTGTAAACCTTCATTGA